AAATAGTACTGTTTATTGATCCATATTTGCGATAGTAGATATGCTTTTTGAGTATATTGATTAACGTTTATATTTATTATTCGATTAATATTTCTAGAAAATTGATCTAATAATATTATTGTAGCAACTATTTCTCCGGGTGATTTATCAATGTAATTTTGGATGTCAAAATATTTTTCAGTATTAGTCATTATGCTGTAAAAGATGTCATATATTTGTTTATCAAGTATATCATTAGATTTAAACCACCATATATTATAATTATTATTAGGAAACCAGAAAGTTAAAACTGTATCCATTAAATTTAAAAGAATTAATAAATTAATAAATTTTTCAATATTTACAAATACATTCCGCATATTGTACATATATATTCAGTATGCTCACTACATGAATTATAATCTATTTGTTTATTATGATTACAGTTTTTAATTAAATAGTCCTTTTTCTTATCTATGATTTGTCTTACAGTATTAACTTGATTATCAAGCTGATATAATAAGTTATACATTGTATCTATTTCTTCTTTAATATCCTTAATTTGTTCAAAAGATAGTCCCACCATTATAATTATATCTCTTTGATTTAAATAATTAGATTTCATCTTTTTATCAATAAAAAATGAATATAAATGATATAAACTGTTATCATTATATAAAATAATGCCTAAAATAGATAGTTCAAAACCATTAATATTAGTAGATGCATCTTATACATCATTTTATAGATTCTTTGCAACTATAAGATGGTATTCGTTTGCTTTTGCTGATGAATTCAAAGATTTAAAAACAAACAATAAATATGATTGGTCTAAAAATCAAGTATTTATGGAAAAATATGAAAAGATGTATTTGGATTCAATTATAAAACTAGTTAAGAAAAAAGTATTTGATAATTCAAATGTTATATTCTGTATGGATTCACCTAAAGAAACGCTATGGAGAACTCAATTACAATGTGATTACAAAGGTGATCGTGCTGATTTATCATTGAAACATAATTTTAAACCAGTATTTGAATATACTTATTCTACTATGATACCCAATTTTATTACAAATCATAAAAATATTTATAGTTTACGAGTTGAGAAAATGGAAGCAGACGATTTAATAGCTATTATAAGTATGAATATGAAAGATCAGCTTATTTATCTTGTATCTGGTGATGAAGATTTTTTACAACTTGGAAGAGATAATTTAATTTTTGTTAATTACAAAGCAAAGAAAGCATTTAAATTAACAGAAGAAGAAGCAAATAAAGCTTTAAGAATCAAGTTTATATTAGGTGATTCATCTGATTGTATACCAAGTATTTTTCCAAAAGGTGTAAGAAGTAAGAAGAAAGAAATATTAGAATCAGATGAAAAATTAGAAGAGTATTTAAATTCAAATCCAGATGCTAGAAAACAATTTGAGTTTAATAAAAAAATGATAGATTTTAAAAATATACCAAAAACATTAGCGACCAAGGTTATGAGTCAATTTAATAAATTATCAACCAACCAATAAGCGAAGTCTCTATCACTAGGAAAATGAAGACCAGCTAAAATTCTAGCGTTGCTAATTCTTAGGGCAAGTTTCATTAATTGTTCTTTCTTTTTAGGAAATTTTTTAGATAATATTTTAGCTAAATAATAAGCTTGAAAAGCATGTCCTGATGGATAAGCTGGAGTATCAGCTGTTTGTGATACTAGTAATGTTCCATTCTCTTTATTTATTAATTTAGGTGCAACTTGTGATGGTCTTGGTCTATTATATATATATTTATACATCATTATAATAGTTAAAATTTTAGGTGACTTTAAAATTTTTTTCATATCTTCTCTTTTCATTTCATTTTCTTTTATTATTTCCTGAAATGCTATAATTATATCTTTATCAGTTAAATTAAAAAAATCAATATCACTCTGACTTCTTTTAAAAATATAATTATTTAATATTAAATTAATTTCTTTATCGTTATTAGGATACATCTTACCATGACATAATAAATTAGTATTTATTGATGGATACCAAAAATAATATTTTTTATTTAATAATAGTAAAATTATATATATTATTAAAATAATTTTTATATTCATTATATTAGATTCATAAAAATTTTTATTTTTCAAAAAGTTTTTTGATTATTAAATGATTAATTCTGTATATATATTTTTTCTTTTATGTAACTAGTTGTACCTAATAATGCTAAATTAGATATTTTAGGTATTTCATTTCTTTCACCATCGATTTCAGATGATGTTTGATATTTATTTAAAATATCTGTTAAATAATCAGATGATTTGTCTGAAGGTTCAATCATATTTTCTAAAAAAATTAATTTAATAAATTCATCACCTCCATACTGATTAATAATTTTTTGAATTTTTGAATTATTCATTATATAAAATAAATTAGATTTTTTTTAATAACTACACAATTGAATATTTAATTACTTCTTCAAATGATTCAATTGGAATAACTTTAAAGTTGTTATCTAGTAAAGTTAAATTACGTTCTTTAATTTTATCAAGATGTTTTACATTTTCTTTAGGAAATAGAACTAATTTAACTCCTGCTCTCTTTGCTCCTTCTAGTTTTTCTTCAAGTCCACCAATTGCAGTAACTTTACCCTCTAAATTGATTTCTCCAGTCATTGCAATATCATGTCTAATCTTTTTACCAGTAAGTAAAGAATACAAAGCAATAGTTAATGCTGCACCAGCAGAAGGTCCATCTTTGGGAGTTGCACCATCTGGACAATGAATATGAATACCTAATGGTTTATCTTTGCTATCAACTAAATATTTTGATTTAATATCTTCAGGTAAATAATTCCATGCTAAACTAGTAGCTACTTCGGTACTTTCTTTAATAACTTTTTCTAAATGTCCAGTTGCTTTAACCGATAAGAAAGATGTTGATGGTACTAACATTGTCTCAATAGATAGCACTCCTCCATTACCTAATGAATTTGCCCACAAACCATTAACAACTCCTGGTTTATCATCTTTATGAATTTTATCATGGTCAATTTCAATCTTATGTTTTAATAATGTTTTAACATTATGACTTTGAACAGTAAATGGAAATTTGACTCTTTGATCATCAATAGTACTTTTCAAAAGATTAGCCAAATTAATTTCACGACATAAACTGTAAAGAGTTGATTTCAGTTTTCTAACTCCTCCTTCATAAGTATATTTATCAATGATTTCTCTAATTGTGTCGTCATTAATAACAATATCATTATTATTTAATCCCATTTCTTTCATCATTTCTGGCAATAAATAATTTTTAGCAATATGTAATTTTTGACTAACCATTAAATATTTAGTTTCAATATTTGTAATACGATCCATTAAAATAGGATTAACATTAGATGGATCATTAAAACTAAAAATAATTGTTGCTCTTGACAAATCAATATCAACACCATGAAAATATTTATCTCTAAAATGTGAGTTTTGAACTGGATCTGTCAAGTGAACAAGTAAATTTGTAATTTCATCTCCTTTATGAGTTTTAGAAATCTTGTCTAATTCATCAAAATAAATAATAGGATCCATACATTTACTTGTGATTAATCCATTCACTATACGCCCATAAATAGAGCCCTCATAAGTATAACTATGACCTTCTAAAAATGAAGCATCAGTAGCTCCACCAAGTGAAATAAATACAAATGGTTTATCCATCGCTTTTGCAATTCCATCCTTAACTAAACTAGTTTTACCGTTACCAGGGCATCCGTAGATGCCAATCACATTGCCTTTAGACTTTGGATTTCTAATTTGTTGTCCCATCATTTGGATAATTTGTCTTTTAGCTTCTTCGTGTCCAAAAACTGCTTTATCCATGGTTTCTTGTAGATTATCAAGAAATGCTTTGACTTTTTTTGATTTGATAGAATCTAAATTGATTCCTTTATATTTTCCAAAAGGAACAGTCATTAAAGCATCAAACCATGTTTTTAGCTTGTTATCTGGATATCTACTAGTAGCTAAACTAGTATAGTTTTTAAGAATATGATTTTTTTGACCAATTGGTAAAGGTAATTCCATAATTTGAAACAAAATTGGTTTATCACCAGCTTGATATGAATTAATTTCTTTAATTTTTTCTAGGGCTTCATTTTTATCTGTATCATTCAAATTAGTATAATACTTCATGATTTCTTCTTCATCATCTTCATTTTTAGTTTTAAAAATTTGATGAACAAAATCTCTTCCTACCTTTTTATTTAAAATAGAATTATCATCATCTAAATCTTCATCATCGTCATCGTCATTATCGTCATCATCACCAGATCCCATTTCTTCTTCGGAATCTTCTACTTCAGAATCTTCTTCGATATCATCTTCTTCATCATCTTTATTATTTAACTTGATACTAATAAAATCTGCTGATTCATATTTTGGTATTTTAGAAACAACAAATTCTTTCTTAATTTTCTTAGACATATAATCCATACATTGATTAAATGTTTTTGATTTGTAATTTTTAGAGTATGTTTGAATTTCATCCAACATATCAATACAAACAGAAAATTCAGCAATTAACCAAAGTCTGATTAGTTCTGGTACATCTTTTTCAAGTTGCTTATCCTTTTTGAAACCTAAAACTACCATTTCAAAAGCTTCTTTCAAATTAGTTAAATGTTTTAAAAGTTCACGTCCATTTAATTTTAGATCTTTAGAACTCGCCTCTCTTAATCTTTCTAGAGAAGCCATTTTGATATCACCAATAATATTAACAGATTCTAATTTTTCTCTGTTTCTTTTAGATCCAGACTTGGAATCTGATTTATTGAGAAATTTTACAAAAATATCTACGTCGTTATTCATTAAATAACTGTTCATTATACTTAATGATTAAGAAAAACAATTTTTTTATAGTTTTCTTATTATTTTAAATATTTAAAGAAAATAAGCTTATTTTCAAAATAAATATTTTTCTCTTTTATTTTTAATGGGAATTGAGAAATTTTTCTCAACTATAAATAAAAACTTTCAAATTGTATCAACCGTAGATCTAGAAAATTCAGATTCTGATTTAGTCACTTGTAAATATTTGTTTTTTGATTTCAATTCAATTATTCATAATGTTTCAAGTAAATTAATAGGAGAATTAAATTCAAAGAGTTCTGCTAAATCTAATATTAAAATAGATGACTTAGAATATATGATAATAAAAGAATTAAATTTATTTATCATTAAAATTCTTGAAAAATTAGATTTGGAAAAATTAGAATATGTATATGCTGCATTAGATGGTGTACCATCATTTTCTAAAATATTAGAACAAAAAAAGAGAAGATTTATTGGTGACTTTATTGAAAGATTATTAAATAAATATTCTTTGCCATTTAACTGGAGTAAAAATAATATTAGTCCAGCAACTATATTTATGGATAAAATAAATAAATATTTAAATAATATCAAACAAATCACTAAAAACAAATTAGTAAAAAAAGAAGATTTAATATTAAAACAAAAAGACTATGAATTCTTTACAAAAATAAAGAAATTTGATTATTCAGATACTAATTCGGAAGGTGAAGGTGAAATGAAAATTTTTGATTATATTAATAATTTAAATTTAAAATCAAATGAATCAGTAATATTTTATAGTCCAGATGCAGATGTAATATTATTAAGTATGATTTCAAAAAATGCCAATAATATAATAATTTTTAAATATGATCAAAATTCAGAAATTTTATATTCAATAACAATAGATGAATTAAAACAAACAATTTATTCTTATTGTTTAGATAGAATAGAAGGATCAAATACAGATGTTAATATTAAAAAATTAATTAAAGATATTGTATTTGTATTTACTATTTTTGGAAATGACTTTTTACCCAAGTTTGAATCAATTCAAACAAACTTTGATTTTTTATTTTTAATTGATATGTATTTACTAAATTTAATTGATAATGGTTACATTTTATCAGATAGTGAAATTATAATAAAATCATTTTTAGGTTATTTTCAATTAATGGCAAAACATGAAAAGAGAATGATTTTTAGAAATGCCTACTTAAATACTTATTTTAATTATAATTATGCAAATCAAAATAATTTTATAATTGATTTATTAAAATTAAAAAAATTAGATAGTAAATATTCGAAAGGTATTCATGGTACAAAATTTAGTGATCCGTTTTATAATCTTACCAATAATATATTATTTTATATTGATCCATTTAAAATTAAAGAATTTATTTCTAAAAATAAAAATCCAAAAAAAAAATATCATGGATGTTTAGAATTTTATTTGTTAGAAGAAACTGTTTTAATTGAAATTATTAGACAATCATTACAAAATATCCTTCCAATTAATTCAAATGTATATATTAATATTATAGGTATTGATGATAATTCACCATATGAAATATTAAAAGAAATTAAATTTACTTCCAAACAAAAAAAACATATAATTAATATGAAAGATTTATCTCCAAGAGATTCAGAATTATATTTAATAAATAATAAGTTAGATAAATATTATACTTTATTTAATCCAATTAATGAATTTTTTGCTAATATTTTAAAAACTAGAAAAATAAATGAATTAATTTATTATCAAAAATATTTTAATAATGATGATAAAAAAATAGTTGTATCGGCATATATGAAAGGTTTAAATTGGATTCATCAATATTATTACAATCGAAATAAAGGTATAGATGAAACATGGTATTATCCATATTTTAAAGCACCATTATTTGAAACAATAGTAAATAATTATTCTACAACAATTTTTGAATATACAATTAAAAACAAAAAATTAGATATTGATCCATTATCACAATTATTATATATAACCCCTGTAAGAATGAGTGATTTATCAAAACCTGATTTTTATAAATTATTTGCTGAATATAAATCAAATAAATTTGTAAATGAAGAATTTGTAAAAAAAATTAAAAGTTTTATTGAAAGACATCCACAGTTTTTTTATAATTTGGATGAAATTTATAAGTCTGTTAATACAGGAAATTTAAATAAAAATTTATTTGATTGTTCACATTCTAGTTTTGTATCTAAATGTCACTATCAAATATTAAATTATGTTGTTGATATTAATCAATTTGTAACAAAATTAAAACAAATTAATTATTCATAAATTTAAGATAAAATTCATTTAATCTATTGATCTTATTAACTACTTTATATTTAATTAGACCATATTTATTAACTAATGTATCTAATAATTTTTCTGTTTCAGGTTTTCTAATTTTAAGTTCTTCACTACTTACTTTATTATGTGAAGAATTCATAAAATACTTTTTAGCATTTTCATATTCATAATTTTCTGGTATAACATGATTTAATTTTATTTCATCCAATGTATCTTTAATATTTTTATGTTTTGAATATATTTCAAAGATTGAATTATATTTAATATCCGTTAAATTAGGACAATAATCACAGCCAAATAAAATACATAATTCAATAAATTGTTCATATGTAATGGATAAATGATTTAAAACCTTTTCTAATTCTATTTCAATTGGAATTTTTTTACTGGAAGTTAAATTTCTAATTATTCTTGGTGATCCAAATGTTAATATATCCATATCCTCTGTTAACACTGCATATACTAAATTAGATTTACATAAATATGATAATTCAGAATCGGCTTCTTCAGGTGCATCAATATATGGAATTCCCATTAAAGTTAATAAATCTCTACATTGATCCATCTGTTCCTTGGATATCCATACACTTCTTTTTAAATATTTTATTTTATCACTATCATTTTGTGCATCCGATAGTTTTTCTAAAGCTTTTTTCCTTATTTGTTTTCTTGTATCTAAAATTTTTTGTTTTAGTTGAGGTGGTTTACCATCAAAAACAAAAACTGGAATAATACCTTTTTCTAAAAATGATAGAGTTTTATTAAATAGTCCTAAAATATGTGATGTTATTTCACCTTTATTATTAGTTAAATCAGAACCAGAATTTCTAATTGCAATAACAACTTGATACATTAATATACTGATATCAATTGCTATTTTTTTGCCATAATATTCGTTTGTTTCTTTTTCTTTAATTAATTCTGGATATTCAGAAAGAAATTTCAATAAATTTTTTATGCCCATATTGGTCTTATATATTAATAAAATTGACTCTTTAATAATTAACAAATCAATTTTTATTTTAAAGATTAAAAATATTTAATCTTTAAAAATATTTTTCCAACTATTATATAATGCAATTTAAAATTATTTATCCTCTTGAGTCCTTAATTTATGGTGATTCTTTTAAAGATGCGATTAAAAATTTTATTAAAATTAATCATAATTTACAAATTAATAATTTAATAATTTCTGATCAATCAAGAAATATGCAAGCTAATATTAAATATTATCAACATGATGGACGTAATAAAGTTGGTATCAATATGTATCCTGTTGGAATAGATCAACCTATACCAATTGTAACTGATGATAATACTTATATTCCTCCTAGATACGTTAGTCCTTTTGTAAATTCTATTTTTCCAATGAGTCCTCTTTCACCTATTCCTGGAATGCCATTTATACCAACTGTAATTAACATTCCTAATGTTTAATTGGTTTTAATTTATTTATAGCTTTTTCTAAATCTTTAACATTTGGAACTAGTTTAATTTGTGGTAGCATAGTTTTGATTTCTTCTGTCTTTATTACTGGTTTAATTAATATTTCTTGAGTATTAATTATTTCTTTTCTTTTTTCAGTATCTATAAAATTAATATCTAATTGTTCAGGTGGTGCCAAATATTTTATTTGATATAATTGCGAAGACAATCCAATTTTATTATTTTTATTCCAAATATTACTTATTTTAATTACTAAATCAATTTGTCCATTTATTTGAAAATCATTTAAACTTATATTTTTATTTTCTATATCTGATGAAATTTTAAAATTATCAAATATTGATGTTCTAATAAAATTTAATGAATTTTTTTTATTTAGAATACTTATCCATTCTTTATTTCTGTTAGAAAAACATGATTCAATATCTAATTCTAATTGTTGTATAAAATTTACAAATTTATTTGTTTGTTCCCAATTAGGATAAATAGGAATATTTAATTGATTGTATTTAGAATTTGACATATTATAAATTAATCTTAATCTTGGTAATCTAATATAAATTTCTTTTGGTTCTTCATTTTCTGGTTGATAATATATATAATATTTTGAATTATTATTATCTAATTTAATTTTTTTTCCAATTATTAAATTATCAAAATTAAAATTTACTTTTGATGATCCAAAATCTAATAAATAGTAACTCATTATTAATTATAAATAATATTTCTTTATAAAATTATATCTAATGCTTAATAAAATTTAAACCATTTAATTAAAAAAATCTATTAATAAGTAATATAAATGTCTAAGTTGAGTCAAACAATTTCATTTGGTTCGCTTACACCTATAACTTATTCTTCGGGTGGAACATTAAATTTAACAGGAACTGCATCAAGTAATTTAACTGTAAGTTATGTTTCTAGTAATAATAATATTGCAACTATTAATGGAAATACACTTACTGTTGTTACAGCTGGTACTATTAACATTACTGCTTCTCAAGCCGGTAATTCTACTTATGATCCTGCTACTGATGTTGTTCAAGAATTAGTTATTAATAAAGCTAATCAAACAATTACATTTGGAACACTTAATAATTTAACTTACTCATTAAATGGTACATCTACATTAACTGCAACATCTACTAGTTTATTAACTGTTACTTTTACATCTAGTACTACAAGTGTGGCTACTATTGCGAATAATACTTTAACAATTATAAGTGCTGGTTCTACTGTTATTACAGCTTCACAGGCTGGTAATGAAAACTATAATGCTGCTACAAGTGTAACACAAACTCAAGTTATTGATAAAGCTAATCAAACAATTACATTTAACAATTTATCAGATTTAACATTTTCACCAAATGGAACTTCTAACTTAACAGCTAGTTCATCTAGTGGATTAACAGTTACATATTCATCAAGTTTAACTAGTGTTGCTACAGTTGCTGGTAGTACCTTAACTATTGTTGGTGCTGGTTCTACTGTTATTACAGCTTCCCAAGTTGGTAATGTTAATTATAATGCTGCTTCTAGTGTAACTCAAACACAAGTTATTCATAAAGCCAATCAAACAATTACTTTTTCTGCTTTAGCTGATAGAAATTATTCAGGTGCTGGATATAGTTTTGTTGTTACAGCAACTTCTGATAGTGGATTAACTGTTAGTTTAGCTTCTAGTAATACTAGTATTATTACAATAACTGGTTTTTCACTTTTTCCTGTAGGAGTTGGATCTTCGAATATTACAGCATCTCAAGCTGGTAATGCTAATTATAATCCTGCAACAAATGTTGTTAGAACACAAACTGTTCTTAAAGGAAATCCTACAATTAATAGTTGGGCAACTATTTATAAAACATATGAAGATGCAAATTTTAATGTAACACAACCATCTTCTAATAGTGATGGCACATTTACATATACTGGAAACAATAATTCGTTAGCAACTATCACTTCTGGTGGTTTAGTTTCTATTGTTGGTGCTGGTAGTTTAACTATTACAGCTACTCAAGCTGAAACTACATTATGGAATACAGCATCAACTACTACAACATTACAAATAGCTAAAGCTAATCAAAATATAACATTTAATGTTCTTGCAAATCAAACATTTTCACCAGCTGGAGTAACTGTTAATTTATCTGCAACAGTACATACTGGATTATCTATTACTTTCCTTTCTTCTAACTTAAGTGTAGGAACTATTGCAGGAAATGTATTGACATTAATTGCTGCAGGATCTACAAATATTACAGCAAGAGCTGCCGGTAATGATAATTATAATCAAACTGATTTAGTTAGAACTCAAACTGTAAATAAAGCAAATCAAACAATTACTTTTAATGAATTATCTAATATTACATATGCTCCTAATTATTCATTTAATTTAACAGCAACAGCTAGCAGTGGCTTAGCCGTAAGTTATTCAAGAAATAATGGAGTTATAAATCTTACTGGCTTAAATAATTCAACTGTTACTGTACAATCTGCTGGTACTGTTAATATAACAGCTTCACAAAATGGAAATTCTAACTATAATACTGCTACAGTTGTTCAACGTTCTTTAACAATTAATAAAGCTGATCAAACTATCACTTTTAATGCACTAGCATCTTTACCTTATTCAACATCAGGTACTTCATCTTTAAGTGCTACAGCTACTAGCAATTTAACTGTCAGTTTTGCATCTACTAACACATTTGTAGCAACAGTATCAGGAACTACTTTAACAATTCAAGGGGTTGGTTCAACTACTATAACTGCATCTCAAGCTGGAAATGGTAATTACAATGCTGCTACTAATGTTTTACAAACTCAAACCATTACAAAGGTTGATGATCCCATATGTTTCAATGAAGGAACTTATATTTTATGTTTAAATAAAAATTTTCAAGAAGAATATGTTCTTATTAATGATTTACGTCGTGGTGATATGGTAAAAACATACAAACATGGATATAGAAAGATTGAAATGGTCGGTAAATGTCCTATGGTAAATGATCCAAATAGACATAGTTGTTGTATGTATAAAATGGTTAGAAATGATCATAATGGTTTAATTGAAGATTTAACAGTAACTGGTGGTCATGCTATTTTAGTTAATAATATAGATCCTTATAGAGAAGAAAATGAAAGATTTATGGGAGCTTGTCAAAAAATAGATGATAAATATTTATTAGTAGCTGCTGCATCTCCTGATTTTGTTAAATTAGAAAATAATGACGAATATACTTATTATCATTTTATATTAGAAAATAATGGCAATGATGATGAACGTTTTGGTATTTGGTCTAATGGTATTTTAAGTGAAACACCAAGTAAAAGACAATTTTTACAAAATAACAATTTAATAATTTTTTAATTCTCGTCTGCGATAATATTTTATTATAAAACTTTGTTTTTTAATAAAATTGATCTGTCTCTGTAAATATAAATTTTAGAAAATACCTTTCTCCTTGATTAACTTTAGTAACTTCATGTTCAATACCGCGAGCTTTTACTATAATTAATGAATTAGGTTTTGATTTTATTTTTTTGTCACCAAGAATGGTATAAGAATCAGTTGAATTAGATAAAGTTAATATACATTCATATTGAGGTTTTTTATAAATTAAATGATCTCTATGTTTATTCATAAAACTACCACTAACATATTTTCTATATTCTATAGGAAAATTATTTGCAAGATATATTTTTTTATTATTAGTATTTTTTCTAATTTTACTAGTATAAGATTCTAAAATATTTCTAATCTTAACTGAATTTATAGGTGTATTATATCTATATACATTATTATAATCCTCTAACGAGTCTTCCAATTTGTGATCATAATTTTTTAATTCATTATTTATTTGAATTAAATTATTATTAGTTAAAAAATTTTCTATATAACTGTATGAAAATTCTTCATCTGGTTTAAAATAATAAATTATTATAAATAATAAAATTATCACTAAAAATAAATATTTCATTAAAATAATTAAGAAATAAGTTTTATAATAAAATTGAAAAAAACAGATTAAAAACTAGTTTTTTTAATAATATAATGCACAAAAGAATATGTTTTTTATATACCGAGACTACAGGATTGCATCAAACCAATTATCCTGTTAGTAAAAAAAAATTATATACATTTGCTCGTTTGGTTTCATTAAATTATATTATTGGTTATCTTAAAGATAATGAATTTATTCAGGAAAAAAAAATTAGAAAAGTAGTCAAACCACGTTGTATGTTTATACCAGAAGAAACTATTGAATATCATGGAATAACTCAATTAATAGCTACTAATCAAGGAATTGACCCAGAAATAATTATTAATGAATTTAAAGAAGATTTAAAATCAGTTAATGTTGTTGTATCACATAATGTTGATTTTCATATTAAAACTGTTCAAGCTGAAGCTGTAAGATATAATTTACCATTAGATTTCAGTAATTTTATCATTATAGATACAATCAATTTTTATCATTCGTATGGATTTACTAAATTAAAAGAATTAGCTAGTAAATTATCTATTAAAAATATTTCTGAAACAAATGAAAATAATGTTGAATTAATTAAAAATGTTTTTCTAAAATTATATGTTAAATTTCAAAAATCTGTTAAAACATAATTTATTTAGCTAAATTTGATTTTTTATCAAACATTGTATAAGTACCATCACCTTTTAGTTTAGGTAATTTTAAATTGATTCTATCTTTCCATTGATAGTTTAATGGATCATGACAACTTTTTTCAGACCAAGTCATATTATATTTTTTACAAAAATCTTGTGGAACAAAATCAATACATTCTTTATTTACAAATCTACAAGAACCAATTTTTTTATTATCATTTGAACAAAATTCATTAGACCAACCATTTTCACCATCAAAAAATAATTGTTTATTAGAATCTAATCTGAATAATTTCAAATCACAATTTTCATTTTCTAGTTTTTTAAATTTATATTTAAAACTACCTCCAAATTCATTAGTTTGATCTGGTAAATATTTTTTTTCTACTAGACAACATGATAATTTATTTGCAGATTGATATGATAATTCAGATTGAAATTTAGGAATAGATTTATCTGTATCTGATTTATATTTTTGATAATTTTCAGTTTGATTATTATCGCTTAATATATCAAAATTTTCACAAAATGATTTCCAATTAATTATTATAATTAAAATTGAAATTAATAGTATTAGTTTTAGATTCATATTATATTTAAAAAGAAAATAAATTTAATAATAAATGTCAAGTGAACATATATTTACAGTTAGCGAATTAGCAAATTATTTAAAATCTATGATTTCAAATAATAAGATTAAAGTAATTGGAGAAGTATCTCAACCAGTTATTAGAGGAGGTCATTTGTATTTTTCATTAAAAGACGAATCATCAAATATTAAATCAATAGTTTGGAAATCTAAAAATATAGATAAAGAGTCTATTTCTGAAGGTCAAAAATTAACTCTGGAATGTAAAACAGATTTTTATGGAGGTAATGGTTCGGTGAATTTAATAGTAGATAAAATTATCATTCAAGAAGATTCAGGTGAATTATTTGTTAAATATGAAAAAATTAAACAAGATTTTTTGAAAAAAGGATATTTTGATAAATCAAGAAAAAAACAATTACCAAAAATTATAAAAGATATTTTAATTTTAACTAGTGAAAATGGAGCAGCTTTACAAGATTTTATCTATAATTTAGATAATAATAAATCATTAATAAATTATGATATTCAAGATGTTAAAGTACAAGGAGCTGATTGTCCAAAAAATATATGTGATTATCTTTCACAGCTTAAAAAATCAAATACCAAATACGATTTTGTAGTTATCACAAGAGGTGGAGGTAGTTTTGAAGAATTATTTGGATTTTCTCAACCAGAATTGATTGAAGCTATTTATAATTTTCACTTACCTGTTTTAAGTGCAATAGGACATCAAGTTGATAATCCTTTGTTAGATTTAATTGCTGATGTTAGTGCACCAACACCATCATTAGCAGCTCAATTTATAGTTGATCATAATAAGAAATTTATTAATCAATTAAATGATATTAGAGATGATATTAAATTAGATTTATTAAATGAATTAACTAATAGACAAAATATGTTATCGAAATTAAATGAAAGAATATATAGACATTTCAGTAATCTAAAAAATGAATGTCAAAATTTAATTAGGAATGACATTAATGATTTATTAATCAAATTATCTGTTCTTGAATCAAAAATACAAATTAATAATAATAAAGATATAAGTTTATTTTCTATGTCTAATAGAAAAATTATATCAAATGAAGAATTAGAAAATTATGTTGGACAATTTGTTAAATTAAGATGGGCTGATAAAGAGTTCAAAATTAAAATTTTATAATAATAAAATTGAAAAAAATTAATTTAAGAATTTGATTTCTTAATTAGTAATGTCTGATTTATTTAAAGAAGTAGAAAACCTTGAATCTATTGATAATTGGAATGAAAAAATAATTAAAATGAAAGAAATCAAAGAAAAAATTTCATTAGAAAAACAAAAATTATCTGAACTAGTTAATGTTATTAGTAAAAATGAATTAAAAGATGAAAGTAAAAAGAAAAAGAATAAAACTGATTTAGATACATTATTAATATCATTTAAAAATGCAACAATACTTGAAGAAAAAATTAAATTATATCAATTAATTAGCTCACATATTAATGAAGTTGAAAAAGAACTTTTTTCTAATTAAAGTATATTTATTTATTATTTTGTTTAAAATGCATATATTTATTTTTGTATTTTAAATATCTTTTATGATATGAATCATCAATATTTCTAGATAATTCAGAATCATCTAACGTATATAAGACTTGATCTATTATTGAAGATCTTTCTGATTCTTCTGTTCCTATTTGTGGCATTTTTTTAATAAAAGTAGAATCACTCGGTGCTTTATAATTAAATTTAAAATCAGGGAATCTCTCTCTTATTGGTTTTTCTAATCTTAGATTAATATTATTATTAAAATCACCAATTATTATTAAATTTACTTTTTTAGTTAATTGTTTCATGAAATTGCAAACTTCTGGAATTGTTGTCTGATAATTAAAATGTAAATTAACCAATGTATATGTTTTATCACGATATGATATTCGTGTAAGCAATTGTGATTTATATCCTGTTAATCCAGGTCTTAATGTATGAGCATTAAATGATTTTATACTTTCAAAATATTCAAGATTAAAATTGTGAAGACCAAAACTATTTGGTATTATTGTTAATCTTAATTCATCCTTAGAATGTTCTTTATAAGATTCTTTATCATCTTTTTGACTATAAACAATTTGATCATGTGAACTTAAAACAACCTTATAACCAAAACCATCATAATAATTATCTGGATTAATATTACTTACAGTTTTTTCATCACTGTTATAAAAAATTTGAATCATTTTTTTGGCACTTTTTAATGATAATTCTTGAAACATAAATATTACTGGTTTTTTCTCTTTTTCAGATAGCATTTTAAGTTTATTAGCAATATTTGTTATTCTTTCTTCATTATTTGATACATAAGAATCAATAAGTGATTTGTTAAGATTTTTTGATAGTTCTTCTTGATAGATTGTTTCTAATGATAAATTTTCTTTTTCCTTTTTAGTAAAATCACCTATAGTATGACTTAATGCTGGTTTATCATCACCATTTAGAATATTCCATGAATAAATAATAAATTTTTTAAATTCAACTCTAATTAAAGCATGATCTGAATTAATTTTAAATAATTCTATAATACCATTTTTAGTATTCATCATTGTATTTGGTACAACAGTAATTATTGGAAATACCATATGACTTTTATATTTTACATTAGATATTAAAATAAAAAAATTGAAAAAATTAATAATAATAATATATTATTACTATTAATGACAACATTCGAAGAATTAGTTGATGAAGCATACGCCCAACTTGGGAAAGAAATTAAAAAAACCACTCTTGTGTTACCACAACTTGACATTGAAATTTCACCAACACGCTTGCATTGGAAAAATGTTGAAGAATATTGTCGAGTAGTTAAACGCGAACTGGACCATCTTATCTCTTTTTTGAAGAAAGAAATGGTAGGAAAGGATATTAACTGGTTTTCTGGTTCAAAAGCTGATGGTTTGATTATTCATGGTAAACGCCAGAACAAGAAAGATGTTATTGAAATGGCACTCAAATATGTTAATGTTTTTGTCGCATGTCCGAGTTGTAAGAATTCAAACACTGTTTTGACAAAAGAACAATTCAACTGCTTGGATTGTGGTATGAACAAATTCATGTAAAAATTTTCTTTAATATTCTGGCTATGTAAATTGCCATAATTATAAATGATAATTTTAGATGAACAACACATACAAATTTAGCCATATTAGATTGAGGAACAATGTCATAACCTAATGAATAAAAACTTGTGTGAGAAAAGTATAGAAAATCTGAAAAAGGTATTGGTTCTTTGGATTTAAGATTATGTATATTTTTGAAACTTTTTTGATTATTTTTATAAATATGACAATATATTAAAGCAAAAACAAGATTAATTTTGGTATACTATTTATTTTATCAAAAATATGAAATTGATCTATGTATTAGAATTAAAAAAAATGCTTGAAAAAAATATTAAAATATTTTTCACAAACTGGGGCTACAAAGTATAACCCCTTAGTCAGATTCTAGGACCAAATTGCTCTGACCAAATCCCTTACTGATGTAGGCTGTGAAGCAGTTGAATGAGAAGACTGTGCTTGAGGTTGACGAGGCATACCACCTCGTAGACGAAGAACAAGATGAAGAGTACTTTCCTTTTGAATATTATAATCTTGTAATGTACGTCCATCTTCAAGCTGTTTGCCTGCAAAAATGAGACGTTGTTGATCAGGAGGAATACCTTCTTTGTCTTGAATCTTTGCTTTAACAGCATCGATTGTATCTGTGGATTCTACCTCAAGGGTAATAGTTTTACCAGTCAATGTTTTAACGAATACTTGCATTACTATATATGACTTTGAATCCCAATTAAAAGATAATTCAATTTTTATAAAAATTGAATATTTTTTTTTATATGGTATTCTATATATTTATACCCATAAATAAAATGAATTCAACCAAGCAATCCCTTACCAAGCAACAAGCTGATAATCTGTGGCAGAGAGTCCGTGAGTTTGAAATCAACGATGAAAATTCCGATTTGGAAGATACCGAAAATCCCATTGATCACTTAAATGAGGCAAGGAAGCTTCTTGAAATAATAACACGACATGGTCCTCCACAATCGGAAGTCCAACACGACGCGATGACTCGTCTCGCGGTTTACCTGTTCTACGGGTGGGGAGGGAAATCAGATGAATTCCGTTCTCTCTCATTGCTTACTGAGGCTGCAAAAGCCGGAGATAAACTGGCAAAAAAATATCTGGAGACCCATGAGAAATCGGGAGGCAGGTCACTTGGTATCCAACAATGTTGAGATACAACTTCCTAGTTCATTGTATGACATGCTGAAAATAATTTATTATTTTAGTCATGTTTTGTAACATATATCAAAAAAATTGAAATTATTTATTTAATATGATATTTTTAGAAATTTTAAACAATGACATCAATACTTTCTTTTCCTGATTCACACAATAGTCTTATGAATCATTTGACTTTAAAATTGACAAATCATCGTTACTTGAAACGTATGATTCAACAAAAAGTTGAGTCTAAACTTGCCAAAATACAGTTTTTAAAAATTGGCTCAGAATTACTTACCTCTGCTGATGCTTTGTGTCTGAGTGGACAATGCGCTGAGGCTGCATCCTTGTATCGAAGATCAATTTATCTTGGTAATACTTTAGCACGTGCACGTTTGGCTTGGTTGTTGAGTCAAGGAAGAGAAGGTGTTCAAGGAAATCCAAGAGAAGCTTTCCAACTTGTTTGGGAAGGTAGCCAACTTGGTTGTGATTTTTGCAGTGCAACTGTAGCTTGTTTTTTCTATTTTGGTATCGGTACCTTTGCTGATTATATAGAAATGGAACATTTTTTGAAACTGGTCAAACAACAAAATGAGTACAGCGAGTTTCTACTTGGAATTTTGCACTATCAAGGGTTACTTCGGAGTGAAAGTCGTTCTCTTGCATCAACATTCTTTCATCGAGCGGCTGAGAAAAAATTCGCTGAAGCATTCATATGGTTAGCAAAAGTTTTCTTGTATGATGAAGAAACAGAACATCCTCGTGAAAAAGCATTTGGATGGTTCATGAAAGCGGCAGAGCAAGGACATCCAAATGGCTTGTTTCGAGTTGGAAAATTTTTGGAACAAGATGGCAAAAACGACCAAGCCATCGAATGGTACCAGCGTGCTCATGTAGCTGGACATGAATATGCTGAAGAAATCATAATTCAACTACAAACAGAAAAAATAATATGATTTTATGTTCAATTTTATTAAAAAAAATTGAAATATTATATTTATAATATTCTTTAAAGTAAATTGTAAAAATCATTTACTATGCAGAGACACCATCAAGAACAGCCAAAACTTCTAGAAGAGATGCAGAGTTTGGTTTTAAAATACAAACAATCCTGTCGAGATCCCGATCAGCCAGATGTTGATCGCCAAATATATGCCAGGGAGGCTCTTCAAGCAGTCGATAATTATCTAGCTTCTGGAGGTAAAGATCCAAAAGCCTTTAAGGACGCTGCATACTTCAAGTTTTGCTTTGGTCCCAAAACCGATGAAGCGAGACAGCATGTACATGAGCTTCTTCACATCGCTTCTGAAGCTGGAGACAAACAGGCTGAAGCCATGATCTCTTCCTTGACAAAATCTGGCGGGCGATATATATGTAACGGTGTGAACTACATTGAAACGATTGACCACCAGCAAGAGGTACCTAAAAAAAGCAAGCGCTCCTGGTCGGAGGTCGAGACGGAGTACTGCAGACGCCGATTAGGCATGGATCTTAGACAAAGTGGTGCCGCAGATCCCTAAAGATTCAGAGATGACAATTTTAATTTAAACTTCGCATTAGATGTGCTTTAACAAACATGTCTTTGAATAAATCTTCAACGATGTAAATGTCGGTTTTAATAACAAAAAAATAAACACTGATTTACTCATCAAAGAGTTCTAAATTCTAAATTAATTTATAAAAAATTGAAAAAAAAACAACATTCATAGATATATTAATTCAATAAACATGCAATCACCACTGTCAGTATTACAATCATTTTTCTTTGATGAAAAAAAAGAGCCTGATCATTCGCTGAATCCACGAAAGCTTCCTCAAAATTTTATTTCTATTTCAACACATCGATTGTCATGGAATCATCTAGATTCATATCATAGTCAAAAAATTTCTACGATAATATGTCGACGAGTTGTTAGCCAACAGCTTCATGGTACACATACTTTTAGGTTTTCAAAAGCTCAACGTTTGTTGGCTGATGGAAAATGTCAAGAGATGGAAAAAGTTTTGGAAAGCTTAATAGCTGAAGAATACACTCTAGCAAATGCAACTATGGCTGTATTATTGGCTCATGGAATGGATGGACTTAAAGCAAATCATGTTCGAATGAATGAATTGTTAAGACGTGGGATAGCTAAAAACTGTCCTCATTGTATTGCTGTTAGCCTAGGTGGTCAGTTTGACTGTACCTTGAAAATACCTCATGTAGATCCTGTTCGATGCCTTCAATTGGCAAGCGCAAGTGCAGAAAAAGGTTCAATACATGGAATTTATGCACTTGGATGTTGTTATTCTTTTGGCTACGACGGGGAGAAAGATTGGAATAAGCGTAATAAGCAAGCATATAACAAGTTTGAAATGGCAGCAAAACTAGGTCATCCTTGTGCATTGTATAAAATGGCATTGGCACACTATAGTGGAAATCATGGTTATATGAAGGACACAAAAACAGCATTTGAATTTCACCTAGCAGCAGCTACACATGGTTGTGCATCTTCATTATCAATTCTCGGTCTCATGTTATCCGAAGGAGAAATTGGACCCCCTGACTATAACCAAGCCATTTATTGGCTTGAACGAGCTGTTGAGGCACAGGAAAATGACTGTGTACCCAATTATGGTTATACTACTGCTGTTGAACATTTGAATGAGGTTCATAGGTTAAAACAAGCTACTGAGCTTAACAATCCTCATAAGAAACCTAGAAATTAAACAAATATTCTTTTATCTTCTTGTAAGATGTGCTTTAACAAACATGTCTTTGAAAAAATCTTCATTATTATCATTATCAAAATCAATAATTCCAATTAATTTTTTCCACGAAGGAGCTGTTTTAACATAATAACTTGGATAAATCTGAATTTTATCTATACTTGATCTGAATATATAATAAGCATCATCATATGTTTCATTTACATTCATTACTTTAGAATAATCTTTAATTATTTGCAAGGTCATTAAAAAATCTTTTTTGATAGTATCTTTATAATAGATAATTAATGTATATGTATAATCACTAGAATCAATCATTTGAATATCATCAAAATTCAAACATGAAAATTTTGGTAATGAAAAATGAATTTGATTTTTGGTAATTGTTTGTTTTTCATAAATATTTGTAAATTTAATTTTATATTCTTTAATTACTAAAACTGATCTAGATCCTTGTTCTAATATTTGAAATACTGTTAATGTTCTATAATAGTCACAATTGTGTTCATAAAATGAAGTCTCTACTTTTGTAAATTGAACAGAATCACAATAACCAAAAGGCTCATTATATTCATCTGATGATTCTGGATCAGATATAGATTTCAATGATATGTCGTTTAATCTACTATTCAATCCATCATATGATGATTTATGATCAAATTCATCAATAAATATATTTAGTTTATCACCATAATTTATAATTAAGAAACAACCTGATAATAATATTTCAACTGAATCAATTTCCATATCATCGTACATGTCACATTCATTTCCATCATAATCTATACCAACCCCAGAATATAAAAGCATTTTCATAGATTCTGAATGATCAGAACAATATAAAACTTTTCCACTGGTCTTTGTTTTTTCTGCGCATTGAATTAATAAAATATGTTCTTCTGTATCAATTATAAATCCTTCTCTATTACTAGAAAAATTATAAGTATCATATATTGCCACATGCTCATTTCTAAATATTGGTGCAGATTCTGAGTAATCCCAATTATAAATCTTATTTGATCGTTCAAAATTTTGTAATGTAAAAAACTGATTACCAGTTTCTTCAGTATCAATAAATAATTCTTGTTTCGATGACATTAATTAAAATCTTATAACTTAAATTAAATTAATTTTCAATATTTTGTAAAAATTGAATTAAAGAATATTTATCAATATAATTATAAATTTAATGTGCGGTATATGGACCTATATTCAACTTATGAAGAAAAACCCTTCTTTTGAGAAACTATATCAAGATTTCATGGCTATAAAACCAAGAGGTCCAGATATGTCAAACCTTCAAACAATTAAAAATGTTTATATTGGATTTCATCGTTTGGCAATTATGGATCCAACATTTCATGCTAATCAACCTTATACGATGGAAGATGGTGAACGTACTATTATTTTTATTTGTAATGGAGAGATTTATAATTTCAGAGAATTAATTAAAGAACATGAATTAGTAATTCCAAACAATTCCGATTGTATGACTATTCCTAAATTATATCTTAAATATACTAAATACAATCCTGATGGGCATTGTGAAATTGAACATTTTACAAATTTATTCAAAAATGATATTAAAGGAGAGTTTGCATTTGTATTATTTGAATTTGATAGACTTCAAAATTTAAAACAGGTAATAGCTGGAAGAGATCAAATTGGAATTAGACCACTATATTATCATGAACATACTAATGAATCTCAAGCTCTAATGTTTTCTTCTGAAATAAAAGGTATGAATAATTTTGAAGATTCAATTCAAGAATTTCCACCTGGAATTATTTATGAAATAAATTTTGATAATTTTGGAAAAATAAGTTCAACTGATAAATATGATTTTAAGACTGTATATGATACAGTACCATTTACAGAACTAAAAGATGATTCTATAAATGAGAAATGTTTTCTATCAGATGTTCGTAATTCAGTTATTAATTCTGTCAAGCGTAGATTATTAGCTGATCGCCCAATTGCATTTTTATTATCTGGTGGTGTAGATTCATCTTTAGTAGCAGCTATTAGTGCTAAATTACTAGGACAACCAATTAATACTTTTTGTTGTGGTATGAATGAAGGAACTGATTTATTGTATGCTAGAAAGGTAGCTGAACATATTGGATCTAATCACAAAGAAGTATTTTTTACTCCAGAAGAAGGCTTAGCTGCTATTCGAGATGTAATTTATACAACTGAAACATGGGATACTACAACTATTAGAGCATCAACAGGACAATATTTAGTTTGTAAACACATTGGAAATAAAACTGATGCACGAGTAGTTATGGTTGGCGAAGGACCTGATGAAGTATGTTCTTCTTATCTATTTAACTATTATGCACCATCTGGTAAAGCATTAGATGAATGTGCAAGAGAATATGTAGAAAAAATTCATATGTTTGATGGTCGTCGAGCAGATCGTTGTATTAGTAGATGGGGTTTAGAAGGAAGAGTAGCTTTACTAGATCCAGAATTTATTTCAACATATTGGAAGATTCCCGGAGAATCAAGACATCCAAAAGATAAAGGAATTGAAAAATGGTGGCTTCGTAAAGCATTTGATGGAACAGATATTCTACCTGATTGTGTATTATGGCGCAAAAAAGAAGCTTTTAGTGATGGAATTAGCAGTAAGGAAAAATCATGGTTTCAAATTATTCAAGAACATGTTGATAAATTAGTACCTGATGAAGAATTTCAAT